ACAGAAAGATAATCACAACAGAAGCATAGGTTTCTCTGCTACTTTATCTTTTCCTCTGGATGGAAAAGCGCAGGAATTATGCAAAAAAGCAGCAGCAACTCACAACGCTTATCGTGCGCAATTGCTTGCTAATAAGCGTCTAGATTTTGAACTTGCAAGACTCAAAAATTGTGGAGAAATGAAAAAGCAAGGAATCTATTTCCATCCTAAGAGTCCTTACTATGCGGTATGTGCAGATGTGATGGTTAACAATCCTCCAGGACATGCACATCCACATACTCACTCTATTCCTTCCCCTTCAGCTTCCGCAGGGCGTGCGAGCGTATCCGCTGCTGATCTCGGCGCTCCTTTAGGGATTCGATCTTCTGCTTCTTCCCAATAAGTTTTTGCACCTTACCGATAACCTTTTTGATTACTGGTTTGATAACCTTTAGCAGTAAATCTGCCAATGGTTTTGCAAGCAGAGCAGAACTAGTAGCAACTACAGCAATACCACCAGTGGTCGCAGCAATCTGTGGTGCTGGTAGATATTGTGCTGTCCAGGGAATATCCTCATAAAGAACCACACAGATATCACCTTGTAGTTCAAAACCAGATACTCTCTCTTTCTGGTTCTGTGCTACATCACCAATGCGTGGTGCATTAGGTCCAGGACAAGGAACTTCCTCATCTTTTTTTGCTGGAGGAACCACATTAGAAGGAACCTCTGGTGCCTCTGGAACCTCTGGAGCATCTGGAGTTTTCGTTTTCGGTGGAGGAACCTCTTTTTTGATCACCAAATTTTCAGGTGTATAGTCCATAGCATTGTAACTAGGGACTTCACCATCACATCTGATGACTTTTTGATCATCCTCAATAGCAGCTGCATGTTCAACACAACCAGGATACGCGACTATAGGTTTCCAGAGAAAGTCGGTAATTGGTGGATGAATAACGAAGTTTCTAGGAATACCAGGTTGGAATATAGGATTAACTCCTACATTTGGTATACCGATATTCCTAACACCAATGTCAGGAATTTCCATAAATTACAATTTGGGGATTTCTACCGCTGGACCTGTGGTAGTGGGTAGTGCAGGCATAGCATTATCAAGCAGACCAGGAAGTGCTTCGGTAATTGCTTCTGTAGCAGCCTTGGTTACTTCTGCTTTTACATTATCACTAATCTCTGCACGTCTGAGGTATACAAATGTACCTCCACCGATAATTCCAGCAGTCCCGATAAAAGAAAGAAGTGCTAGAATATTAATAACTTTTTGCATAATTTACTCGTCTTGGCCGAGTATTTAGCATCAAGTGTTTTGAATATCGTCTTGAGATTTCTTTAAAAACTTAGCAAGATCTGCTGTCGATCCAACAAACATAGTGTTGTTAACGGTTGTTGGGTTTTTGGACTTAGGATCTTCATCTAGATCTCTTAATTTCTTTTGCAGATCAATCAACTTATCTGTTGAATCGGCAACATTCTTGATTAACTGACCAGCAACTTCATACGCTCTAGGAGATTGCGTTTCATCTGCTAGTTCCATAATACCATTCAAGGTTTCCTGACCTTTCTCGATCAAAGAATACAGTTGACCACGAGTATACTCATAGTCTTTTTGAATTTCTGATTTGTTCCTTTCTTCTTTTTTCTTGCTGATAGGTGCAGGTTCAGACTCTACAATCGAGGATTCGATATCTAGAGCCTTATCAATAGAGTCAAAGTCTTTCATGGTTATCGATCATCCTGAGTGCCAGGCGAATAATTTTTAGAGTCAGTGAAGAAACTTACGGACTCGCTGAATCCAAAGTCATCATCGGGTGCAGCATCAACTGGATCAGGTTCGACTGTATAACGAACTTCACGCTTCGCAGTTGTGGTATCTGCTCCAGCATATTGATCGACTTGAACCTTGCGGATAAGACCGTCGCTGCTGTCTGCGATAGGACCAAACAGATAAGACTTAGCGCTAAATGTCAAGGTGTAAATCAAAGCCCTTCTTGTCTCATAGTTACCTTCATAGTCATCAGTGAAGGAGATATTTTCTAGGACAATAGGAACATCTTTCTTCTCTGCAATTGCAGAAACAAGATCAATGGTTACATTGAACGATGGTTGGAAATAAGGCAGAATCTGTTCAATGATTTGTAAGCAATCATCATTCAGTTTTGCCAAGATGTTAAGTTCAAAAGTCAGCGTATATGGAACTGGCATATACACCTTCTTCATATTACTGTCAGTGCTATCGACAGCCTTGAAAGTTTGTGTAATCGCTGTCTTTCTGGAGGCATCATAACTGATACCAGTCATTTCAAAAGACATACGAGGCAGAGTGAGACCAACCGTCTTGTTTAACTTAGGTTGTTGCTCAAGTCTGGCAAGAAATTTTTGTACAGGTCCATAAGCAATTGCGACCTTCAGATCACTCTCCACACCACCAGAGTCACTGTGCCTGATGTGGACATTATTGAAGACTGTACCGAAAGCGATAATCGTCTTTCTTATGACTTCATGGTAATAGTATTTTCCTAACATTAGTATTCACCAAATGGGTTGGACTCAGTAAAGTCGAGAATTGCATCAGCTGCTGTCTCAAGATCATCATTATCAAAGAAGTCTGCACCTGTGCCTGTAGACTCAACGTTGTCATCGCTATAGGATTGAACAGCATATCTAGCAGTGGAGGAGGATCCTGTGAGGATGTCTCCAGGTGAGAACCCACCACTATTTACCACAACTCTAACTACATCAGTATCAATGTCATGTGATCTGACTCTCGCGGTAGTGCCGCTGAGGCTTCCAGTGACAAGTTCATCAACTTCATATGCACCGCTCTGAGATCCAAATGCAATTGTTGTTCCAATACCAACGAGGATATTGGGTAGAGCAAATGTAACTGGTGGAGTATTAGTGGTGTATCCAATACCAGCATGTCTCATAAAGACAGAACCAATACCAGTTGTAAGAGGATTCTTAATAGCTACCAACTGTGCAGTTGTGAATCCTGTGTATGCGGTGTTAGGCTCTCCTGCAGTAACAGTGGGAACCGTGATGTATCCAGATCCACCAGATGTTCCAATGCCAATAGACTGAATAGCAGTATCACCAAGGATCGCGGTCGCAGCAGCACCTGTAGCATTTGGACCACCTCCAGTAATAGTAATTCTAGGAGCAGCTACATATCCGAAACCAGTAGATTTGATTAGAATCTCATCGAGAGAATATGTGCCACCTTTTTCTGTGACGAAACCAACAGCAGTTGCTCTACTACCACTTTCTGGCGCATCGATAGTAATGATTGGTTGCTCAGTGTATCCAGTTCCGTCTTCGGTAACAAGAATCTGAATAATCTGACCATCCGTAGCCCCACCTGCTTGTGCAGCTCCAGCAGCAGTTTGTCCAATACCATTCAGAACAATTCTTGTAATATAACCAACATCGTCCATCGCGGTTTGAATAGACTCGATGCTGGTATCCATGATCTCGTCTTCGTACTCGAAGAGTTCGCAAGACAGTTCATAGATATAGTTCTTTCCTAGTTGATAGAAAGGATTCTCAAACTCAACATGTTTGATTTCAAATAATCTCTCTCCTAGTGGGAAGAAGATTAGATCACCCTCTCTGGGACGACCATCGATGATATACTCACTGTCGGATCCAGTCTCTAAGAACTCTCCAATGAAGTTATCGAACCTCTCTTTGGAGAGTGTCAGAGAAACTTCGTTTGTAGACTTGAGACCAAACTTTGTGAGAATATCAGAGTTCCTACCATATCCCTCAAAATTATTAATATATGCTTCGATGATAAAGTTATCATCAAACTTGGACATTGAAATCTCTTTCAAGATGTCCGTCTGGTCTACAATTTTTCTGGGAAGGTAATATACATCGACGCCATAAATCTTCAGTTGCTCATTAATGAGATCCTGTACTAGGAACTGCTCATTCGCAGTTCCCTGAAGAAAGAACGGGTTCAGTGCCATTATCCAATGTCATCCATGGGTGGGAGTTCGTATGTGGACTGGAACTCGCTCATGAGAGCATTAATTTCAGTCACTGCATCGTCATATAGTTGACGCCCATTGAGTTCAATACCGCCAGGCAGTTTGACTCCTTGGAACTTGATAAGATTCTGACCCCACTGACGCTTAATCAATTGAGTAACATATCTCTTCAACCAACCATCATTATATATTTTACTAAAGTCAGCCGGATCTACTGCTCTGTAGCAATCTAGAACAATGTATGTTCCAGCAGCTGCAGCCGCCCAATCCATGTCTAGATAGAGTCTACCCTGACGAACATTGAATCTCAAGTGACGATCTGGTGTCAAGAGATGATCAATGTCTGAAATATATGACTTGATCATTGAATACTGAAGAAGTTCAACACTATTAAAAGTGTAAAGATCGTTCAGGAATAATTGGTATTTGATACTGAACATGCCAGAGTTAATTACACTGGCATCAAACTTGAATACTCTTACGACACTTTGAACTGCATCTGGAACTTGTAAGAAGTTTCCATTTTCGTAGTAAGAAAAAGTGGAAGAGATTCCAGCAATGGTTGCCGAAGCGGTATGAGTTGTAATACCAGCCGCTCCAGGACCACCTGCTCTACCTCTATCAATATCGTCTTGACTTACGATGTACTTGAGATAAGCTCTCTCAACACCATTGTAATGTCTCTCGTTGAAGAACTGAATGGCATCATCAACGATGTCATCCAGTTGCTCATCAGCGACGTTAATCTCTAATACGGGAGCACCTAGTTGTCTAAGAGAATAATCAATTAACTCTTGTTTTGTTGTTGGCTTTGCCATTCTTCACCTCTCTTAGAATGTACCAGCATCAAGCGTATCAGTCCAGATGGGAATGCCGTCAGTACCGGTAGTCAAGACGTAGTTGGAAGTCGAAATGCCGCTATCTGTAGCAACACCAGATTTGACCAATCCAGTGCTATCGAAGTATGCAACACCGTTGGGACCATCGTAAGGATTCTCACCATCTGGTTGATAGTAGATACCAGCGATATCCAGGAAACCTCTGACGCCAGTAAAGCTGTTACCTGTTACTTCTGCGTTAGGAATGTAGGCCCAAAGTGTAGTCGTGCTAATCGTACCACCACTTTCATCAGCGATAGCACCGAAGTAACCACGACTTGTTACAGCGGTTGTTCCGACACCAGCAGAAATATATTCAAATTCAATACCTCTGTCTGCCGTATCTGCTCTACCTTGTGCAAAGGTTACAGTTGCACCAGCAGCAACGACTGCATCAGTTGGGGTATTGATTATAACAACATTAGTTGCTGTGTTTACAGAGTAAACAGTGGTATTGGTGACAATACCAGCAGCACTTACAACGTCATCTGTGTTAACACCTACAACGTTATCAAACGTGATAGAAGTGGTACCAAGAGAAACTTCATTCTC